ATTTTGAAAGGAATTTGCTCCACTGCAATTGCTCTTCTTGGAATTTGGTACTCGGGAATCTTTTGTAGCCAGCCCTCTAACACTGTGGACTCTTGGTGCCAATTTAATCGTGGACCTTCTGACTCTACTGTTCCGTGTGGAAAGTGTAAGGCATGTAGTATTATCGAATACCCCAACTCCGGTAATATGCTGGCACATTTTCTTGACAGAACGGGAATCAAATCTGTTCGCGATGATTTGCTTAAATCCGGGCTTGATGCGGAGGCGCTTGCTGACGTTCGTGAAAAAGTTAGACGGACCAGACCCAAGGAGCGTCCTCGCAGACAATGTGCGATTTTGCGCTACACCCGTAGCCCTTATCCTCAACAATCCTATGAGGAAGCTGCGGAGTTGTTGTCGTCAGCTTGTCTCGCTGGGTGTTTTATCTGTGACTCGTTGGAGATTGATCACCTAGACATGAATGACTCGCAAGCAGTGCTTGAATGTGTATATAATCTGTGGGAATCGCACAGTACACATGCTCAGCGTGTGTATGATTCTCAACCACGTATGCCACCAAAAGTTAATTACGCACAGAAAGTATACGAACATCAACCTGCTGTTGCACGGCAAAGAACTTTTGCGCAAAACGGTCCTCAAGGTTTCATAAATTGTGAGACTGAGATGCATATCGGCGCTCGAAAGTACGCTCAGCGCGATCGTGTGCAAATTGAGCAAACGACCCAAGTTCTACTAAGAAATTCTGTTTGGATACAAGCTGTGGACAAAAATGGTATGTGTTGTCGTAGTAATGGTGTTTTCCTAGTTGGACGCACTATGATCACCACAGCACACACTGTTCTCAATCCACCACACATCGACCCAATTGAATATCTGGTAATTAGAAACCCGTATTCTACTAAGGCAGCTATTCGAGTGCCAATTAGTGAGTGTCAAATCTCACAGATGTTCCAGATAGATGGAGCCCCTGTCGATTTAGCACTTGTCTCATTCCCTCCCGTGGTCCCCAATAGGCCCAAAATCTTGTCAAAGTTCTTGAGTGCCTCTGATATAGATTTACTGCAGGAAGGAGACATGACGTTTTCTGGTTTCTATGAGGTGAATGGAAAGACTATCGTCCAGGAAAAATACCCATCTAGTTTTGCGGTTTCCACTAGGGCGACAGAATATTTCCTCCACCCTCCAGGTACATGTCCCAAAGATGCTGCTCAGTGCAGGTGTCCTATAAGGATTGGCAACCACATTGACTATGATCTTGAAACTGTTAGTGGTATGTGCGGAGCGCTGCTCTCCATTTCCAACAAAATGGTTCATACAAAGTTAATTGGTTTCCATGTTGCTGGAGGCGCTGGCGTTTCGGCACTCGGTGCGTTGACAACAAGGGAGTTTCTCGATCAGGGACTGAAAGATCATGTCAAAAAGTTTAACATTTCGTCTCAGTACTTGATTGACGGCCGCTTGCCATATTCTCAGTCTTGGGTGAGTCCTGAATTTCAGGTCTCTCTTCTTGATGAAGGTGACTGCATAAATATTGGCACTGCTCCCGCTCCTAATGCTCCAATTCATACCGCTTTGCTCCCCTCGATAATCTTTGATAAAGTCCAAAAACACAAGACTAAGCCTGCTCTCCTAAAGCCTACGACTGTAGATGGAGAAGTCTTGGATCCTATGTTGAAGGGTATTAAGAAGATTATGGGTGGACAAACATGGGTGGACGCTGATCTTCTCGAAGCCGCCGCAAATGATGTGTTCCAAGGGCTGGGTAAACCTCCCACTGGAAAGGGTCAGGTGCACACTTACGAAGAAGCCATCACTGGTGTACATGGAGACCAGTACAAACGCCCTATTAATCGAACCACTTCGCCTGGTTATCCCTATAATCTTAATAATAAAGGAAAAGGGAAAACCGATTGGCTCGGAGATGGTGAACAATATATCGTTGATCATCCAGATCTGAAGCGCGATGTGGAAAACCTAATTGAAGATTCGCGCAATGGAATTCGCGGGAGTGCTATATCAACAGCCACTCTCAAGGACGAGAAGCGTGATGTCAATAAAGTGAACGCTGGAAAAACTAGAGTTTTCGAAGCGTGTCCTCAACACCTAGTAATAGCTTTACGCCAGTATTACTTAGACTTTAATGCTCATGTCACAAGGCATAGAATAAAGAATGGTATCGCTGTGGGTATTAACCCATATTCGCTAGAGTGGACGACCCTGGCCCATCATCTTCAGGAAAAGGGCAATTATATGATTGCCGGTGATTTCTCAAATTTTGACGGCTCCCTGCTTATGCAAGTGCTGGTTAAGATCAATGAGAAAATCAATGACTGGTATGATGATGGTGAAGAGAACAAACTCATACGTGCTGCCCTTTGGGAACACATATGTAACGCAGACATTCTTGTACGCGGTGAAGTGATTCGAAAGACTCATTCGCAACCGTCAGGAAATCCACTTACTGTTATTGTTAATTCATTGTTCAATGGTATTGTAATGAGAATTGCGTACCTTATGTTGAAGAAACAACAGGGACTTCCTGCCATCTGTGATTACCGCAAACACGTGGCTGAGATCATTTACGGTGACGACGACATCAAGTCTGTCAGCATAGAGATTCTTGACTGGTTCAATCAGAACACTCTCACTGAAGCTCTAGCATCGTTTGGTCTCACTTACACGGATGAGGCAAAGACTGGTGTCATCCTTCCATATAAACCATTGGAGGATGTCGCTTTCCTCAAAAGACAATTTGTAATCCAACCAGATGGTACCTTTTTGGCTCCGATGAACTTAGAGGCCGTTCTGGAAATCACAAATTGGGTGCGAGGCAAAGCTCGTCGTGCCGCAACTGTGGAAAATTGCCAACAAGTTATAATGGAACTCGCTATGCACAAACGGGAAGTATACGATTACTGGAGTCGTCGTGTACGAGATGAACTATCTGATGCAGGAATCAATTTCACAGTGCCTACACACTACGAACAAATGGAAGTGTACAGGTGCAATAGAGATTTATATTCCCGCCAGGAATACGTTCCTCTTTGGTAGACTCTCGGGCCTTGCCAGGAAATGTGATCTTGTTTACAGAAATCAAACGGGATAATTCTGTTCACACTGCTATTTCTTTGCCCAAATATAGAGTGTTGCTGTGCTCTGGTGATACAGCTCCCGACTTCAGGGTGAATAGTCATCTACCCCTGTCGTATAACATGACTTCCAATAATTCTAATGAAAACAGTGGTTCTGTTTCGTATGACCACGACCAAAACACGAACGTCGATTCCACTCGTGGAAAACTCCTCACTGATGTGCAAATGTCAGTTGAGGCAACCCCCATGCCAGCAACGGTAACGCAACTGGCATTGAATGATACGACCCGGCACGAAATCCGTAGTATCCTAGAACGCCCCGTTAACTTGGGAACTTTTGTTTGGTCTTCAGATGATAAATCAATTCCGATTCATTTGACACCAGCAGACTATGATGCCGATACTGCAAACTATCTGAAGCAATTCAACTTTCCTCAGGACATCTTTACGAAGTCGCCCTTAGTAGTGGACAAGTTGAAGAACTATCAGTACATGAAAGCCAATATCGAAATTGAGATCAAGATAAACGCTCAGCCCTTCTTGCAAGGAGCACTGATGCTGGTTTATAATCCATATTATAACCAGACTGGTGATTTCCGCAGAAAGGGAACTCGATTTCTGGCTTCGCAGACTTCATGCCCATACAAAATTGTGAGTGTGGAGGAAGGAAATTCTTTGAAGATTATCTGTCCCTATGCCAACATCTATGATCTTTTTGATCTTGGTAATGCCGATAATCAGTTTGGAACTGCATTCTTATATGTGTTTTCCCCTCTGAGAGGCACTGAAACCAAGGAAGAAGTGAACTACACAGTGTTTGCTAGGTTCATTGATCCTCAATTCTTTGTCCCAACCCACAACGATGTAATCTCAAACATCAAGGACAAGCACGATCTCGCACGCCTAGAAAAACGTGGATATCGTTTTGCTCAAGCTGATGTACAACCTGTCGCTGCTAGTGATACTGGTGAAGTAACAACTTCTGGTCCAGTTTCTCAGGTGGCGCAGGGGGTGACTACTATAGCTGACGCCCTAACGGGAGTGCCAGTAATTGGTAGATTTGCCCCTTGTGTTGCCTGGGTATCACGATCAGTTGGCAAAGCCGCCTCTGTGTTTGGCTGGTCGAAACCTACATCGATTCAACCACAATGCAAGTCGGTATTGAAACCAAACAACACTCTGATTCACACAGAAGGCCATGATGATGCCACTACTTTAGCCTTATTACAAGACAATGGAATAGATGGCTCATCTTTTATCCCTGAAACCAAGGATGAAATGAGCTTTGAATACATATTTGGTCGTCCCAATTATTTTCATTCTCAAGTGGCAGACAGCACTCTCTTCACTGCTGGAAAACTGATAACATCATGGGAAGTTTCCCCGTTTTCGCAATACCAGTATGGTGAAGTAACTAGTCCCCAAACCATGTACTTAGGCAGCTTTGCTTATGCCAGCATGTTGGGCACCCTATGGAGAGGAACTATTAACTATGACATCATGATAGTTAAAACTCCTTATCACCAAGGAAGATTTGCTGTTATCTTCTTGCCTGAAACAAATATTGTCGACGTACCAAGTGAAATCACTGGTCCAAATGACAACCTTCTGAATACTAATTACAACGTCGTGTGTAATTTGAAAGACCGCCAGGATGAAATGGGAAGAACAACTTTCCGGGTCTCGGTTCCTTTTATC